CTCAAAGCCTTCATATAATTCTTTTTGTAGAGTGTTTATCTTTTTTGATTTTAGATACTTAAAATCAGCAATAACTAATTTATTTTTGAACTCCACAATAGCATCGGCACTGCTAATCTTATCATACTCAGGTAATAGAGCTACTGATTTTCCTTTCTCGTTAAGTGCTTTTGCTATTTCTAACGTGTTATTTAGGCTTTCTCCTTTATCTCTATGGAGGTCAAAGATAACAGTTTTAGCACCGTTTGTCTCGTGCTGAAAGACGAGTTTTGCTCTATTATCGTCTATGATTTCCTGTAGTAGTTTTTGCTTATCTGCGTTGTGTTTTATCTTCTTCAAATACTCAACAATCACAGGTGAGAAAGGCTCAAAGGCTACATAAGTACTCCTACTAAAAGGCTGTATTGCTTGTATAATCTTTTGGGATATACCCTCACTTTGACCATCTACTCCCCACAGAAACATCGGCACACTACTTGCGGTTGTGATTTTCTCCTCGTTGGAGGCTATCCAGTTTGTCAGCTTAGGGTTTAATGTAAGCTCTTTTCCCTTTAAGTCGGCCTTAAAAATTGGGGTCATATAGCAGCGGCAATTAGGGTGATTACCTACCCATACAAAGCTCTTGGGATAGACCCCTTTCATCATGTCGCAGATCTCACAGCCGTAGGGGTGTCGGCTCCGCTTGATTTCGTACCCTGCTATCATGTCAATAGACTGCCAGCGCTCTATATCAGCCTTGCGATAGGCAATATTGATTTCAGTACGTGCCAGGCGCTCGGCATTCTTATAAGAAGAGCGATACACCCCTTGCCCGCTGTGGTATTCCTTAGCTTTCTTAGATAGCTGTAATACCCCATTTTTATCACGATAACGACGAAACAGACTATCAGGATTGCGTAGATACTTCTTGAGTGTGGAGGCTAATTCGTTGGCTGGTGTACCTTCTGAAATAGCTATATCCAAGGCCATTTCTATCTCTGTACGATACTGCTTAGATAGGTTCCATACACGGGCCGAGCGAACGCCCTCCATGGGTAAATGCTTCCTTACACTGGCAGGAGTATATGTAGCCGCTTTGCCTGACTTTAGTGCCTCTCCAAAAACATCCTTGAACTTATTATGAGAGATATTGTAGTGCTTATCTACATAGAAACTCATCTTACGAGAAAAGGCACTTTGGAAGCGCTCAAAAAGGCTGTTTATCTTTTTATTAAGCACGGGATATAGAGCAAAGGTAAATAAATCACTCCCTTTGTTCAGTGCCTGCATGCCATAATACAGCACAGCCATTTTTAGCACCTCGTCCAATAGCTGTAAGAGCTTGGATACATCTTTCTCGGTTTGGTTTTGGTGATATTCGTTCCACTGTTCTAAGTCCATATTTTTTCAGTGATTAAGGGTTCATCATTTGTCGTTAGTCACTAAACACGTCTTTTCCTTTTTCTTTCTCTATTTGGGCAAGTTCTTCATCTATCTTGTCGGTAATACCTGCCAATATAATCCCCTCTTTGAGTGAGGCTACTCCTCCTTGTACAGCACTAACAGCATCAGCTATACGTTCGGTAAGGCTGTCTATCATATAAGGGACAATCTCTATATTGACTTGTAGCCGTTTTGCCACTGGGGCATACTTAGGGATAAGACTGCCAATGGCTGATAGGAGGAAGTTAATACGGCGCTGTAAAAACTCTTCTATGGTTTCGGCATGGTTGCTTACTGCCATGTGTGTCCCCATAAACATAAACTTAAAGGCCTTCCCACTCAAGGTGTTTCCGAGACCCTGCAAGGCTTCAAAGGTGATTTGCGGGGTATTAGTAAGGGCATAACAACGAGAGGTGAGGTTATCAAACTCTAACTTAGCCATGTCAGGGGACTGCTGCCAAGTGAGGTAGGACACTTGAGCATCGTTTTCAAGTTGGATTATCTCACTTGTCATTCCTTTATTACGTACGCCTACAACTTCACCCGAAGCAACCATTTTCGGATAGAAATTATAATCAAGGCAATCGGCAAAGTTGGATAGCAGTACTTCTAATCGATTGCGGAGGGTACGTATCTTATCACACAATGGGCGTTCTCGCTTCATATAGATAACAGGGATCTTGGAAAATCCGTGTGGGTACTGCTCTATTTGGGTGCCATTGCTATAGATAGTTACATTTTGGTTATCCACTACCATAAGACGAGTAGATTGTATGCCTTTGCTATCAGTTTTGTTGTACTCACGAGAGAAAGCAATCAAATCACCATACTCATCATAGTAAGGATAGAGTGTATCCCCACGGAAAGGCGACCAAATCATAGACTTAAGCCTATAGGTAGGGTTAGGATCGTCCTCTTTGGCAGGTTTTACATACCAATACTCAGCAACCTCACACTCTGCAAACCACGAACGCACCAAGCGCTTGTTATCATAAGTGAGTTTGTTTTTTTGATGAATGCCGTCAAGCAGCTCCATAAGCTCCTGTTCGACAGCTTCGGTAGCGTTGGCTGTGATTTTAGGGGGTGTGCCTACTGTGAATGCAGTATGTATATTGACAATGTCCTGCTCTAAGGGTAAAGCCATACGATTGACATCCTCCCACCTGAATTGAGCAGGAGATTTGATAGTACCATCTTTGTTTTCTTCTTGTTCTTTTACGAGCACCTTACGCTTTGGGCGTAATTCCTCATCAAAAACATCGTGCTGGGTATAATCCCAATCCTTGATAAGCGACTGTGTATCGGGGCGCTTGGCTGGGTATTTCTTGAGTTGGGTGATACGCTCACTTTCAGGAAGGGCGTTTAGTTCTTGTAGTGTCATTGCTAATTAGCGGTTAGTTGTTAGTCATTAGTCGTTGGTTATTGTCCCCAAAACCACCATATACCCCTTACTTTGAGGTAGTCGAGGTTGCTTTGGTTAGCATAGGCTTCCCTTTCAAAGATGATATTGCGGTAAGCCTTATCCCAATTGCGATAGCGTAAATACTTGAAAAGAAAATCAAGGAAATACCAAATGGCAAAGAGAAGTATCAGGGTCTCTACCTGTTGTCGCAAGTGGATACGTTCGTGGTTGATAAGCTCTTTATCGTACTTATCACTTTCATTGCGAACGAAGATGAAAGGATATAGGGTGATTGCCCTATATCCTTTTGGCACGAGAAACCTATTTTTCCTTACCATTGGCTTTTGGTTTTTCAGTGCTTTCTCCTTTGATAAGAGCCGAGCAAGTCTCGTGTATATGCTTAATCAAGTCAATATCCGAGGGTTGGAAATTGGTGTTTTGCATATTGAAATCGTGCTCGGTTACCGTTCCTGACAAATAGGAAGCGTAGCCCATTGGGTTTTGAATGTTTTTCTGTACAGAGAAAGCCACAGCACGAGGTGTTTGGTCTTTCTCAAATTCGTAGGAGTACACCACGATAGCGCCTTGTACTTCTTCTTGTGCGGTGATACGCGTTGTTTGTTGAATGATTTGCATTATTTATAAGTATTAAAAATTATCTTCTTAGCGAGGAAATATAATAATCTGCCCCATAAAAACAGAGTTTCATAACATCTCCTCTAGCCATTTCTATATACCCATTTCCTCCTTCTGCCCGTCCTCCATCATTGTCTAATATATGTCCGCCAGGAACTCCTTGCACAACAATCTTGCTTCCCCCTACAGAATGAGCCATTACTATAGTAAGTTCAAATGCTATGTTATTATTTCCGACTATTTGTTTTATTCTATCAGAATTAGGCAAATTTACATACATATATCCACTTCCAACCCCTGTAAAAATATAGGTATGAGTGTATTTTATATTATCAACAATCGTATTTGTATAGGCTGTTCCAATATATCCGTCTTCAAATACGGATTTTTTACCAATACTAAATATATTTCCGTCTATAAATTGCGCAAAAGATTCCCCTAAATTATTGTTTTGAGTTCTCATTTTAATATATGAACCTATCCTATTAGAACTGCTTCCTGTATAGTCAATCTTTTGAGCAGCATAAGTATTCCACAAAACCATTGAGTTGAAATCGCCAAAAGAAGCAGATAATTTACTTAGAGGTGAATCGCTTTCAATCTCAACACCTGTATTTCCAATTGTTATCTCTGAAGTATTTCTACTCCCAGCATATATTCTACCTCTTTTTTCATTTTCTTCAGTATTAATATAAAATTGCCCAATTTGTCCACTTGTAGCATTCACTTTACCTGTAAAACTCCCACTTGTAGCGTTTATAGCTCCTGATATATTAGCCTTTGTAGCATATAGCGTGCCATCTTGTAACACCCTAAAAGGGGCAGCATACCTGCCAGCAAACTCACTACCTGCAAATAATCGAACTTCGTTAGTAGCATTTCCTACCCCAGTGATACCCGCTTGTGTGCCTGTGGTGTTACCTACAATCATCGTACCAGTGGCTACCACGTTGCCTGCTATCTGTGTATCGTTAAGGAAAGCAGTCTTTTGATCAAGTTTTCCGATACGCTGGTCTGTGTTAGCCTTATTCTGATTTTCTAAGGCTTCAATTCGTGCAGCGTTTTGTCTGATAGTCTCTAAATCGGAATTGATATTAGCGATTTGGTTTTCTACATCTTCAGGAGCAGGAGACCAGTCAGTAGGTTTGTTGCCTTTTTCAAGTTTTATCATTTCAAAATTGTACTCGTGAGGCA